TGACCATGTTTTTCTGCCATAGTAGATATTTCATGAGCAAGTTGTGCTTGTTTATCTTTATCTCTTACAAATTTTCCAATTAATTTAGTTGCTGGTCCTATTAGTGCAGTAAGTGCCATTATTTAACTCCTATAAATTTTTTACCTTTTACTTGTATATTACTTATACCTTTAATATCACTTTTCACTCCATTTTCTCTATGAGGACATCCTGGTGTATTCATCATACTACCAAGACTTATCATAACTATATTTAATCCTTGAGGATTAGGTCCCTTCTTTGGTGGGGGTCCTTGTCTTTTTCCCTTCATTGTTTTTCTCCATATCGTTTCTAATTTTCATTTCTTGTAAATCAAGTTTTTCTTCAGCAATTCTAATTCTTTCCATAGATGCTTCTTCTGCATCTTCTCTTCTCATCCTATCTAAATCTAATCTTTCTTCAAACTCACCAGATTTTCTTTCCATATCCATCATGTTCTCTTGACCTCTTCTTTGCATATCCATAGCTCTTAAATCAAGTTCTCTATTTTTCAATGCTATTAATGGGTCTTGTTTTCCACCTTCTGCTTCTGCAAACATAGCTGTAAGATGAGCTATTTGTTCTGCAATCATACTTTCTGTTTCTGCTAAATATGATTGTGGGTCAACTTGCTCTAATTCTACTAAATCAGGTCTATTTTGTTTTACTTCTAAGAAAACTTGTGCTCTTGATTTCATAGAAATATGTTCTTGTACATGTGCTGTTAATAATGCGTGTACCATAGGATTTACTTGTACCATTCTTGTTTTTATAAAAGCAATATGAGATGCCATATGAGCATCATGGTTTTGAAAAGGAAAAGCAGTAGGTACTTTCATTCGTAAAGCATTAGAATTTTCAGCACCAGGGTCAGTTGGTGTTGGTTTATCCTCTGGCTTTAGTATTTTATCAATATCTTTTGTACCCATAGCTTCATAAACACGTTTATATGCTTCTCGAAGATTGTGAAGTTGTGGATTTGACTGTGCAACCTGTAATTGTTGACTAGCAAGTGTAATTCTTTGTGATAAACTGAAAATATTTGGGTCTGCGACTGGAATTACGTCAACTTCGGGACCAAAATCCATCATTTTTATCATTTTGTCCCCACCTGGAACAGCATAAGGGTAACTTGGGGGTAAATAAGTGCCAAAAACAGTAGCTAAAAGCCTAAATTCAATACGCATTGCATAATAACAACGCTTATGTATGGCACTCATGACCCTTGAACCACGTTCAAGGAGAGCTAACGTAGTTCCAACTGCTCTATTTTGCTTGTCTTCTCCCGTTTGCATGTCCATTACACCAGCAAATTTTTGTCCAGCTTGTACAACAAATCCTAAAAGTTGCATTAATGTATTACTTGGCTCTTTGAATGGTAACATCATAAATTGATCTTTAATATTACCTCCAGGAGCATCAACATCTCTAAATTCTCCAGGTTGAAAAGCTTGATCATCATCTCTTACTCGTATACCTCTTGATTTAAAACCAGCAGGTAAGTTTGAAAGTGTACCTGCATCTAATAATTGTCTAAGTGCAGCAGTTGCAGTTCTTGATAAACCACCAATCATATGAATCAAACCAAAACCATAGAAACCTAAACCTGGTAAAAACTTATAATGCACAAAATATTCTTTTCTATTCATTAATGGATCGTCAGGACTATAGTTTCTATATATTGAAAGTATTTCTTGAGAGCCTTCATCAATAGTTACGATGTATGGTATCTTCACATTTTTTTCTTCTGTGTTAGGACCCATGTATTCTTCAATATCTAAATGCACGTGCATTTCTAAAATATTAAATTGATAATCACTATCTCCAGTTTGGTCTACACCCTCCATTTGATTATATTTATCTTGTATTTCGTTATCATCTTGTTGGGATGGTAGAATATCTACTTCACGATAAAATCCAGAAACTTGTTTTTTTAAAACTTCGTTCTCTGACATTTTTATAACATGAGTAATTCTTTCGGATTCTTTTATGTCTGTTGCATAATAAGGAACAACTAAATCTTCAGCAGGTACAAACTTTGATACTGCTCTAGCCATAACCTCATCATAATATATTTTTTTAAATGCTGAACCTGCAAGAGGTAGATAAAATAATAGTTGGTCAAAGTCTGTTGTGTACTCTTCCATTTTATCTGTAAGCATATAGTTCATAAAATCTTTTACTCTAAGTGCTTGTTCTGATTTTTCAGAAGTTTGGTCTCCAATAACTTGTGTGTTGACAGGACCTTGAGCTGGTAATAATTCTTTGTAAGCTTGTGCTTGAAATTGTGTTACAGATTCTGCTAATAGTGGATGTGTTACAGAAGATGCACCAGTAAAAGGTCTAGCTTCTTCGTTTACTTTAAAACCTAATAAATCTAAACCAGAAGTATATGCTTTTTCCCAATCACCTCTTGATTGTTTATCTCTTCTATAATCTGTTATTAATTCACTACCAAGTCTAGATAAAACAGTATCATCCATCTCCTCAGCAATGTTTGCATAAAACATTTGTGCAGCAGCAGCTTCCTCTTCTGCCATTTGTTGTTGAGCTTCTTGCTCGTCTACTGGCTCCTCTATCTCGACATCAACTTCAGGTTCTTGTCTACTACCCTCTAGTACATCGTCTTCAAAATTTTTTAATTTTTCTACATCCATGTTAGCTCCACTTAAATAAGTTTACCACTAAACCACCCTTTTTGTAAGTGGTCATTGGTATATTCTTAAACTCTGGTTTTACTTGCACACCAAATGCTTCATAGTATAAATCAGAATCTCCTTTTTGCATTTCTATAACAGTATTTCCTCTCATTGTATCAGGTATTTCATCTCTTGTTTTAAAGGCTGCAATATGTTCTCTTGCCTGATAAGATTTTCCTGTATCGACATTAAATTTTTGCACTGTAGGCCCCAAAACTTTTATAGGTTTATCAGGATCAGATTTAGCTAATCGTAAAGGAACAATTTTAAGATCGTGTCTTTTTGCTAAAGTTTTCATAGCGTCAGGTAATACAGCTGGACCATCTTTTAATTTTTCTTCTTTACCTATAACCCTACCAGAACCAGGTTCTTTTATTTTTTTTGTAACTAATCTAGGATTCATGTCTCTTGCACCAGAACCATCCATTCTTCCTAATTTAATATTCGCACTTCCTCCACCTCTATAATTACCATACCATTCTAAGTGTTTTGTAATTCTACCATTACTTCTTTTATATTGAACTTGCTCCCATGGTTCAAGAGCCACGAAATCTTGTCCTTGCCTTGCAGCTTTTCTTAACAAATATCTAATAGTTAAACCACCCCATTCTTCATCTTTAAAAAAAGGCATATAGGGTACTTCGTCTGGACCTGGTTTTCTTGGTGCATCTTGTTTAGGAGCTTTAGTTTTTAAAAAATCTATCTCGTCTGAGATTTTATTAAAATTAGTTTGATCAGCTTTAGTCATATATCTACCTTTAGCTGCAATACTCATCAACTCATCACTTTTATCTTTTAAGGTATCTCTGTTTAATAGATTACCTAAATCTTGTCTGTTAAAAGGATTTTGTCTAAAATCTTGTGCTTTCTTAAAAAACTCTTTGGCTGCAAATTTAACTACTGGAAATTGTACTCTTTCTTGTGCTGTCATTCGCTTATATTTATCTCCAACTTTTTCTTTTGCTTTAGCAAAAGATTGTGCTCTAGTAGCAGGTCCTACTTTTGGTAAATCAGGAACTTCTGCATTCTCTAGTTGTCTTACATATTTATCAATAAAATTATCTCTAGATTTTCTAACTTCTTTTGCTATCTCTTGTATAAAATCTCCTTGTACTTCTGAAGATACTAAAGCTTTTTTATTTCCTGGTCCTTCTACTGCTCTTACACCACCTCGAACATGTAAGATACCACCATAAATAGGATTTCCTTTTGGGTCTGTCTCGTAATGCTTAAAATTTTTATATAAAGCTCTTAATTCTTCAGGTAATTTATCTATCATATCATTATCTAAATAAAGTAAGTCCTCAAAATAATCTTCTGTGCCATGATGTCTATAACCCTCGTAATTTTCATATTGAGGTTTTAAAATAACATTTTGTCCAGGTAAGTTTCTGTCAAATTTTTCTAAACCTGCTCCTTTATTTATTAGGTTATCAAAGGTGTTATTAAAACTTGCAAGTCTATCTATGTTTTCAGCTTGACCAGCAAAATTATTTTGTCCTCTTTGATACCTATTTAAAGTGTTTAGTGCTGTAACCATATTAGCTGCAACTACTTGGTTATAAACACCTGAACCTTGAGATAATCCGTAAGATAATTGACCTTTTGTTTTAGCCAAAGTATTTTGCACGTTATACACATCATCTACTAAAGCAAGTTTATCTCGTAAATCAGTCATCTCTGGACCTTGCCTCAATTGAATATCTAAATCGTCTCTTAATTTTTTTAGTTTAGGTAAAGATAAACCTCTAGTTGCAATAAAGCTATCTTGAAAAGCTTTACCTACTACATCCATATCTTTTGTATATGTGTCTGCTTGTTTTTTAACATATTGAGAACCATATTTTATTACCTTAATATTATTTGAAGGTGAGCCTCTAATAAAACTTAAAATAGTAGGTATACTTAATTTAGTTTTTTTACCATCAGGGTCCTGCATCAAATCAAACAATACCCCTCCTTTTAATTTACCTGTTTTATCATAAGTTGCGATTGCAGCATCTTCTACTTCTTGTAAGGGTACTGTTCTTTTTCTCATGGTTCCTGTGACAGGTTCTATATATTCTAAATCCATTTTACTTCTAAATAAAGAAGACCACTCTCCAGGAGACATCGCTTTTTTATTAGGTAGTTTGGCAACATAATCATATAAGGCAGGACCTACTCCGTACAATTCATTTTTATCAGCAGTACCACCCATCGTTAGTGGTTGTTTAATAACAGCTTGTTCAATCCTATCCATTTCATTATCTACATCTTTAACAAATTTTTTTGATTGCTCTAATGTAACTAAAGCTCTTTCGTTTATATCAGGGTCAGGTACAACATCTTTTTTTATAACTTCATCTACTTTTGTAGCTTCATCTAAAGTTAAATCTCTTGGTTTTGTATCTTTTAAAAATTGTCTGGCTTCCTTGACTGCCTTCTTACGATTCAATAATAAACCGATTCCACCAGCAAGTGCAGTTCCTACACCAGCTACTGTACCAAAACCGATACCCGAACTTTCTTCTTCTGACATTAACTTCCTTTTTTAGGTCTGCCTCTTCCCTTTTTTTTCTTAGGAAGACACTCACACAATTTTCCAAATAATCTTTTTTTAACTTTACTAAATATATCTTTAATTTTTTGTATCATATTATCCTCAATAATAATTATATTCTCTAGGAGGTCTATCCTCATTGTCTATGTAGTCAGAATATAGTTCAACAAAATTGCCTTTTCTATATCTTAACATTGCTTGGGACATACTGTCTACATAGTCATCGTTTGCACCATTCGGAAATGCTGCACATTCGTCAATCACGTCTTCGGCAAATTTTTCTCCGTAAGGAAACCATACCTGACCACTCTCGAAAATAGGAGCTACCACATTTACTCTGGTATGTTTATCATTACCCTTAGTCGGTACAAAAGGCACAACAGGTATACCCATTCTTCTAAATTCTTGAGTTAAGGGTTCGCCACTTGCTTTTTGTTCTATCACTATTGTTTCAGGTTCCCAATATTTATATGTATCTAACGCAACAGCTTTGAGTTCAGGAAAATCATATTTACCTCTAAGTGCATCAAGTAAAATTATATTAGGTGTCACTTCATCAGGATAAAAAATACCCCAAGTCGTAATAGCAGAATAGTCAGCAGTTTCTTTTTTACTAAATGCTGTATCATAACTTTGTATAATATGTACTAAATTAGGAATGTCTTCTTTCTCCCAAGGTTGCCACCATTCACGTTTAATTATAGCTCCCTCATCAGAAGTTGGTTCTTGCATGTACTGGGCTGACCAATTTCTAATTGGTACAGAAGCTTTTATTTTTTCTAATTCTTCTAGGTTCCAATATTCAGGCCATACTGGGTTCCCTGATTCGAGAATGGCAGGAAAAGAAATTTGTTTCCATGTATCTGCTTTAGGTTCTGTTTGAGCCTTTAACAATCTGCCAGTCAAATCATCTTCTGCCCATCTTGTCATAACTAATAATATTGAGCCTCCAGGTTGTAATCTTTGTCGTGGTCC